AATACGGTAACCGCGTTCAGTCTGAGACTTCCGCAGCGGAGAAAGCATATCTACAAGCCGCGGATGAGGGTGACACCGAGGCGATGCTTGCCGCGCAAAAGGCGTTGAATAGGGCTCAGTACGATGAAAGCCGGTTTGCCGCCGCTAAACAACGGGTAGAACAGCAAGTCCAACAGCCGGCGCCGCAGCAACAGCCGGCACCACAACAACAACAAGCACCACAAGTAGATCCTAAAGCGGACGCTTGGGCCAAGAAAAACACTTGGTTTGGTGATGATGACGTAATGACTGCTTCTGTGTTTGCCATTCACAACAGGATGGTTACTCAAGAAGGATTTGACCCAACGTCAGAAGACTACTATACAGAAGTAGATAGGCGGATGCGTTCGGAGTTTCCAAACAAGTTTGCCGTTAAGAAATCGGGAGGGGGTGCCCAGGTCGCTTCTGCTGCATCCTCAGCCTCTCGTAACACTAACCAGAAGCGTACTAAGTCGGTCAGGCTGACCCAGAGGCAAGTTATTATGGCGAAGAAACTTAACGTCCCTCTCGCTGAATACGCAAAATTTGTGAAGGATTAGACCATGGCTGAAAGAAAAACTCGAGAAAGCTCAACTCGCGAAAATACTGAGCGGCGTAAACCATGGGCTCCGCCCCAACGATTAGAAGCTCCCGACCCCCCGGTGGGTTATGTGCAACGATGGATCCGAGTATCTATGCGTGGTGAGGAAGACAAGACTAACGTCTATTCCAAACTTCGTGAAGGCTGGGAACCGGTTCGCGCAGATGAGTACCCCGACCGTGCTTACCCCACAATAGATGAGGGTCAGTATTCAGGGATAATCGGAAACGGTGGACTAATGCTTTGCAGACTGCCTGAAGAAACAGCGAAAGAACGAGCCGATTACTACGGTTTACGGACCCGAGATCAAATGAACGCTGTAGATTCTGATTTAATGAAGGAGCAACATCCTTCAATGCCGATTAGTAATAACCGGCAATCCCGTGTAACTTTCGGTGGCCGTCAAAACGACACTGAATAATTTTTGAGGTGCTATCATGGCAAATTCTAATGGCGCATTCGGGTTCCGCCCGTATGGTGTTTTAGGTTCCGCCGCTAACACCACTGGTACAACTGAATATCGTATTGCATCAGACAACTCCAACCCGATCTACCAAGGCATGGCGGTTATTCCGTTGGCTGCGGGGGTAATTGACGATCTGCAAGCTGCGGCTGGCGGTAACGTTTCTACGGTTGGTGTCTTTAACGGATGTGAGTACGTTTCTTCAACTACCGGTGAAACGATCTGGTCTAACTACTGGCCTGGATCTGGGGCGGATTCCGACTTTCCTGTAAAGGCTTTCTTGTATGACAACCCTGCCCAACTGTTTACCATTGCAACGTCTAACGTTGTTGCTGCGGCTAACACAGAAGCAGAAATTCGTGCTGCGGTCTTTGCTAACATTGCGTTAGCTACAGGTAATGCTGGTTCGACAACTACTGGTATGTCTTCTGCAACCGCAGATCTGAATACTATCGCCACCACCAACACACTGTTCTGCCGTATTATGGGCGTCCTAGATGACCCAGACAATTCGGACTTCACTGCTGCTGGTATCCCGTTAATCGTTCGTCTAAACAACCACTTCAACGCGCCTACGGGTTCGATTGTTGCGGCCACTGTTTCGACAACAGGCGTATAAGGAAGGGTATAGATTATGGCTATTTCTCGCGCACAACTAGCGAAAGAGCTAGAACCCGGCCTAAACGCATTGTTTGGAATGGAGTACGACCGGTACGAGGGTCAACATTCGGAAATCTACACAACTGAATCATCGGACAGAGCGTTCGAGGAAGAAGTTATGCTTTCCGGTTTTGGCGCTGCGCCTACTAAACAGGAAGGCTCAAACGTAAGTTACGATGATGCCAACGAAGCGTACACCGCTCGTTATAATCACGAAACCTTAGCGTTGGCCTTTTCAATCACGGAAGAAGCAATCGAGGACAATCTGTATGATCGTCTTGGATCACGCTACACCAAAGCCCTTGCTCGTTCGATGGCTCACAGTAAACAAGTTAAGGCCGCTGCGGTTCTTAACAATGCGTTTACTGCGGGTGCTTCAGCGGGTGGTGACGGTGTTGCTCTTTGCTCGGCTTCTCACCCACTGACCAACGGTGGCACTCTCGACAACGTGTCGGCGGCTGATTTGAACGAAACCTCTCTTGAGGACGCTCTGATCAATATTGCTGGCTTTGTTGACGAGCGTGGCTTGAAGGTTGCTCTTCGTGGTGTGAAGATGATTATCCCACGGCAGCTACAGTTCGTAGCTCAACGGATACTCAATACTGAACTTCGAGTAGGTACTTCGGACAACGATATAAACGCAGTGAAGTCTATGGGAATGTTGCCCGGTGGTTATGCCGTCAATGACTTCCTGACAGATCCAGATGCGTTCTACGTCTTGACCGATGCTCCTCGCGGATTTATCCACTTTGAGCGGACGCCTCTTTCGACCAACATGGAAGCGGACTTCGACACTGGTAACATGCGGTTTAAAGCCCGTGAGCGTTACTCGTTTGGGTTCTCCGATCCACGTTGCGTCTTTGGTTCTCCTGGCGTATAAAAAGTATATACATCCTCCCTGTGTATACCAACTGAGGCGGTCTTCGGATCGCCTCTTTCTTTTTGTCAAAACGTATTGTATTGTTTGGTTATCCCTGACAGGCGTAATGTGCGTCTGACTTAACCCACGACAGGAGATACACATGGGTAATTCTACTTTTTCGGGACCAGTGCGTTCTGAGGGCGGCTTTCAATCGTTAGCTTCTAACAGCACAACAGGAACTCAAGTAAACGACAAATTTGAAGTAGACGCTGACGGTCAGGTCATTGTCTATGGAACAAATGCTAATAACGTTAACCGAGGTGCAAGAACTTCTGACAGATATTACCTAGAGTCATACTTTGAAAAAAGACCTGCTATTAATGCCAATATTGACCAAGCCTACACGGTTGAAGTGGCACGGGCGGCAAGCAGAGAATTTGAAATTCTTGGCACTAACATGACAACCGCTTTGGTTACTTTTGACACCACACGGGCGGGTCTTACTATTACAACTGCGGGTGCTGATCAGGACCAAGCCATTATTGCACCGCACTTGGACACAGCCTTCACCGCTTGGGCGAGCGTGTTGTGGGGTACTGAAAACTATACAGAGTGGGAATGCTCGGTATCAACGAATGCGATTGATAACCAAAAAATATGGGCTGGTTTGAAACTGACCAACGATCAACTGGTCGCTACAGATGCTGACCAAGTGTATTTCAAGTTCCAGACTGACGCGACAAACTCCGAAGCGTTTACGGACTTTACTTTGCTTCACTTTGTTCATTCGATAGGTGGAACAGATTATATTAGTGCGTTGCCCATAACCGTTGCGGCTAATACGACCTATCACTTAAAGGTGGTTATTGATGGCGACAGGAAAGCAACCATTTTTGTGAATGGTCAGCAGTATAATGTCACAACTACTGCTGGTTCTACCGGCGGAACAGCCGTTACAGCGGTATCGGAAGGAGCCACTGTAACTAAAACAGACGCTTTAACCGACGATGTGGACTTTATTCCGTACATTGGAATTGAAGCTGGCGCTGCTGCTGCTGAAGCATTGGATGTTCATTACCAAGCAATCAACCGCATTATATTTGAATAATTAATTTGGCGGGGTTAACGCCCCGCCTTTCTTATAGGAGCTTAACATGGCTGATGCTGTAGCTACACAAACACTTTTTGATGGCTCTAAAAAAGTTATTCAAAAGTTCACTAATATCTCTGATGGTTCAGGCGAGTCTGCGGTAAAAAAGGTTGATGTTTCAGCGTTGGCCTCTAACTCTGATGGAACAGCCTGCACTGGGGTTGTGATAGAGCGTATCTGGTGGCAGTGTATTGGAATGAAGGTGCAAATCCTATGGGATGCAACTACTAACATTCTGTGTATTGAGCTAGGTGAAAACCAAAGTGGTAACCATGAATACACTACCTTTGGGGGACTGACAAATAACTCAGGCTCTGGAAAGACCGGTGACATCCTGTTTACCACAGTAGGGCATACTAGCGCCGACACGTACACTATCATTCTTGAGATGCGTAAAGAGTACTAATCGTCATGGGTGATAAACCGATCAGGCGCACAAAAAAGAATTACCGCCCCACTAAGTCTGGGGCGGGGATGACTGAGAAGGGTGTAAAGGCCCATCGAAGAGCTAACCCTGGTTCTAAGTTAAAGACTGCGGTTACCGGCAAGGTTAAGAAGGGCAGTAAGGACGCGAAAAGGCGCAAGTCTTATTGCGCTCGTTCTGCGGGACAGATGAAGAAGTTTCCGAAGGCTGCAAAAGATCCAAACAGCAGGCTTCGTCAAGCAAGGAAGCGTTGGAAATGTTAGGTAAGCAGTTCATAGTTATCGTGGCTACTGCTTTTATTGGCGGGGTTGGCGCGGTTACCTATAGCTGGGCAAGTTGGGCAACTAATACTTTAATTTCTGTAGATAAAAAAACGGAAGTTATTGCATCAGAGATATCGTACATAAAGTTGTACATGGAGCGTGATTATGGCTATGTCCCGAGGGCAGATGAAACAGCAAGTGTCAAATCCACCCAGTAAGGCGCCTAAAGGGCTCGTTTACTATAAGAAGGGTGGAAAGGTTTCTGCTAAATCAAAAGGCAGTAAGATATGTCCTGCGGGAAAAGCGTGGGCCCAGCGCACATTTGATACATATCCCTCTGCTTATGCGAACATGGCCGCTTCTAAATACTGTAAAGACCCTAACTATGCGAAGGGTGCAAAGGGCAAAAAGAAGAAGAGAGCGTAATGGGCGGAGAATTAAAAAAGTGGCGTGATCAGAATTGGGTTAGGATTGGGACCGATGGCAAGATTAAAGGTGAGTGCGGTACTTCAAAAGACAAGAAGAACCCTGACCGATGTCTTCCAGCGGCTAAAGCACGTTCTCTTTCTAAAAAAGATAGATCTGCGACTGCAAAGAAAAAAAAGTCGGCTGGCAGAAAAGGAAAAACTGTTGTCAGCAACACCAAAAAAGCCAAGGTCAAAGGATACCGACCCGGTGGAGAAGTCAAAGTCAACGGAGCAAAAAGGCCGTACCAAGGCAAAAGCAAAAAAGGCGAAGCGGTCGCGAAAGGCTGCGGAGCGGTAATGGCCGACAGGCGCAAAAGCACCAAGGGCGTGGTGCGTCAGTTTTAAAGGAGTACGGATATGAAACAACCTACAGATGATCAAGCCGGTTTGAAAAAACTGCCTACAGCGGTTCGTAACAAAATGGGCTACATGAAAAATGGTGGCAAGGTCAAAGCCAAGGGTATGGCAATGGGCGGCAAGGTAAAGTCCAAAGGTTACGCTATGGGTGGCCGAGTTAAGTCTAAGGGCATGGCAATGGGCGGTAAGGTTCAGGGCTTTAGAAATGGCGGCGCAGTGATGGTTAAGACCAACCAGAAACCACATATGAGTTAAGGCCATGACAGTATCAGGATCCAAGGACTTCAACCTCGATGTCGGTGAGGTTATCGAAGAAGCATACGAACGCTGCGGGATTGAAGTTCGCACTGGGTATGATGCTCGTACCGCTCGTAGATCGTTAAACCTTATGTTCGCTGATTGGGCGAACAGGGGCATTAACATGTGGACGGTCAAATCGGAAACGGTAACTTTAACGCAAGGGACTAGCGCAATAACGTTGGCCGCGGACGTTGTTGATGTCCTAGAGATTGTGCTGCGCCGCGATGGAACAGACTTTGAGATTACAAGAATTAGTCGTGGGGAATATGTCACTCTTCCTGACAAGACTACTCAGGGTCGGCCCAGCCAGTTTTATTTTGATCGTCAGATTACGCCTATCATAAACCTTTGGGCAACACCTGAAAACTCTACAGATCAACTGGTTTATCATTATGTTCGCCGCATTGATGATGCAGATACGCTGGTTAATACAACGGACATGCCTTTTAGGTTTTACCCATGTATGGTTGCTGGCTTGGCGTATTACATCGCAATGAAGAGAACTCCAGACCGTATTCAAATGCTAAAGACTGTCTATGAGGAAGAGTTCCAACGAGCCTCAGATGAAGACGAAGCAAGAGTTCCATTAAAACTACAGCCTAGCTTCCAATACTTGAGGGTCTAGCATGGCATACGCTTCTGATAAAAATGCTTATGGAATATCAGATCGATCAGGGTTTCGGTATCGGTTGAAAGACATGCGCGTTGAGTGGACCGGCGCTAAAGTGGGTAAGGATGAATTTGAGCCCAAGCATCCGCAACTTTACCCTCCAAGAGTTGGCCCCGATCCGCAAGCGTTAAAGAACCCTCGTCCAGAATCTGGCTTGGCGGAGCAACGAAACATTCAATACGGTTGGAACCCTGTTGGGTTTACCGGGGATGAAGCACTTACGTCAAACCCGATGAGGGCTGATGCTTCTGTAGGAGAGGTCACGGTAGAAACATGAGTTTTACATACACAACCCTAAAGACCGCAATTAAAGATTATACGGATAACGACGAGGCGGGATTTGTTCGTAACTTGCCGTTGTTTATTGAAATGACGGAAGAACGTATCTTAAAGAACGTACAACTGTCTGTGTTTCAAAGGAATGCTTCGGGGGTTATGACCTCTGGAAATCAATACCTAACGGCGCCCTCGGACTTTCTTGCCCCGTTTTCGTTAAGCATAATAAACACGGATAGCACTAAAAGTTTCCTTCTGTTTAAAGATTTAGATTTTGTACAAACGTATACACCGGACCCTGCGACTACGGGGGTTCCTCTTTACTACGCTCAGTTTGATGATGACCATTTTATCATAGGGCCAACTCCAAATTCAGGGTACGCTTCCGAGCTAGCGTATCTGTACCGCCCAACTAGCCTTACCGAAAGTAACTTCTTACTAACCATGACTAGCGTAACCGGAACATTTGTTGCTGGAGAAACAGTAACGGGGGGAACAAGTGGTCAATCTTCTTTGGTGAGAAATGTAGCTTCATCCACAGTAATTAATGTTCGCATCCCTGGAGGTAGCTATACAGCGGGAGAAACCATTACAGGTGGAACAAGCGGAGCCACTGGAACATTGGCCTCGATTGGGACAGACGCAACAACCTCTTGGCTCAGTGATGATGGTAGAATGACCTTGTTGTACGGGTGTTTGTCTGAGGCGTACACATATATGAAGGGGGATCCAAACCTCATGACTTTGTATGAGGGTCGTTTTAGGGAAGGTCTTGCAAGACTTAAAAACCTGGGTGAGGGTCAAGAGATTGCAGATGAGTATCGATATGGCCCAATCAGGAAGGCTAGAACATGAACAACATGGCTTTCGGAGAGTTTAAGGTTGATGTGCAAACAACCAATAATCGTGGCTCTACGCCCGAAGAAGTGGCACACCGTTGCGTTGGGAAGATTGTTGCGTTCTCAGAAGACGCGCACCCCGCTCTGCGGGATCAGGCTATTGCATACCGTGATAGCATTGAGAAGCTGCTAGTCATCTATATGAAACAGGCTATTCAAAGCGACCGGACTACGGTATATAATGCAATCAAAGACGCTGGTCATCCTACGTTGGCCGAATATATAAGGAAAATGTAATGGCTTTTACGGGCAACTTCCTGTGTACTTCATTTAAAAAAGAATTAATGACAGCTACACATAATTTTACTGCGGCGAGTGACCAATTTAAATTGGCTTTGTATAACAACAGCGCAAGTTTCACAGCGGCTACAACGGCGTATACTTCTACCAACGAAATTACTGGCACAAACTACACCGCTAAAGGCAACTTCTTAACCAGTGTGACGCCTACGACTAGCGGCACAACGGCTTTGACGGACTTTGCTGATGAAGTGTTTTCTAACGTGACTATATCCTCTGTGCGCGGCGCGTTGATTTTTAACGAAGCTGCCAGCGGTGATCCATCTGTATGTGTGTTAGACTTTGGCGCGGACAAGGGCGCAACTTCTGGGGATTTCACCATTGTTTTTCCTGCGGCTGATGCGAGTAACGCAATTATCAGGATAGCTTAATATGGCAATATCTCTAGGAAATCGTGCAAAAATGTCCACCAGTACCACGGGTACTGGAACGATTACCTTGGGCAGTGCCTCTACGGGCTATCAAACTTTTGCTAACGCGGGTATTACCAACGGTCAAACCGTCAGGTACGCGATAGAGGATGGAAGCAATTTTGAGATTGGCAGCGGGACATATACGGCAAGTGGCACAACGCTTACACGCTCGGTTACGGAAAGCTCTAATTCAGACAACGCTATATCGCTTAGTGGCACGGCGAATGTCTTTGTCACGGCCA